AGATCCACTGGCGGTTTTTAGTGGATGAGTTTACTGTGGAGACCCAAGAACAAACTTTGAGGGAGGCTTTTGCTAAGTATGAAAGATGAATTGCTAGAATTCCTGATGTCGGATGCTGAAGCGATTTGCGAGGGGGACAAGGATAAGATGGCCCTGTACCTCGCTGGCGTGGCGGTGGGCGTTATGGAAGAATCGTGGGCCGCGACCTCTCGCGGGTTCATTCGGAAGAACCCTAAAGTCGTCCAGTTGCCGAAGATCGTGCCTGCACCTGTCTTGACCACAAATGAAATTATTGAAGGCTTGGACAACGGCGACTAAGGGCTGTACGGATCTGTTTCCCACTCTTCGATTGGCGGACAATCGCACTCAAAGGCGTGTGCGTTGTGTATCGTGCAGAAATACTCCTCGCAGTCAGGACACGCTATCCAGGCAGCATCTGTCATACGGAGGTTGCCTCTCCCCAGGATGGTCCCATTTCGATATCGCATTTCGAAGGCACCTCTAGTGGAACGGCATCGACCATGACCTGGGCTATTTCCTGAGCTTCTTCCAGAGACGATACGGAACAGTCCAACTCGTCGTGGACCATAATCATTGGCGTGACGCCTTTCTGGTGAAGATCGATCATGGCCTGTTTACACATGTCGGCGGCTGACGCTTGAATTAAACGGTTCAGAGCCTTGTAGGTGAAGGCTCTCTTGAGTCTGGTCGTTGGGCCGTGAGCCGCGACTGCGTCATCCCAGGACATGGCCTTGTGCATGTCGAAACTGTCTGGCTCCCATTTGTCGAAGCGGCACTTTCTGCCTTTCAGGGACCGGATGCTACCGGACGACTTTCGATCCTCCAGACGACGTGACACGCCCTGGGATAGCATTTTAACGAAGGGAACTCTGGCGTGGTACTGCTTGGTGAGGTCCTTGGCCTCGTCAAGGGAGATGTCGAGTTGTTGGCTCAATTTGTTGACGCCCATGCCATACATCATTGCCAGATTTATGGTCTTGGCTTGCTTACGGGAAATGTCGGCCATCTCCGCGACCATGGTGTGGAAGTCCATGTCGGGATTGTTGCGGTAGCCTTCCACAAATTCCTCGACGCCGGGAAGTCCTCCCTCCTCATTTTTCCATTCTCCGTATGCGGCTGCGTAGTGAACCAGGATCCTTGGCTCCTGTTGCGAGAAGTCTACAGCCGCCCACTTCTGGTCTTCTTCCGGTAGGAACAGGCGGCGGATCATTGGTCCAAGCTGCGCGTGACGGGCGGGGACTTGCTGTAGGTTCGGGTTCGACATGGAGATGCGCCCCGATACGGTCCCGCCATTGTCGGATCTCAACTGGTTTATGTGAGCGTGGATGCGGCCATCGCCAGCGACGTGGCGCAGGATCGTGTCGATGAACGTGGAGTGGGTTTTGTTTATCTCCCTGGCTTCTACAACGAGGCTGGCAATCTCTGAAGGATGCTCCGACAAAAACGTTTTGGTGAAGCTGGGGTTGCCTTTTTCTGTCTTGGGGTAAGCCACGCTCATGCCGTCGAACGCCTTGGCAATGGACGCCGCAGCCCAGATCTCTACGTCATGTCCGCTGATCTTCTTGATCTTTCTCAGCAGCGCCTTCTCTCTCCTCAGAAGCTCCTGCTTGGTCTGTTCCGCGCGGTCCAGGTCCACTCGGACGCCGTTCCACGTCATGTCTACAAGACAGGGCAAAAGGTCCGTTTCCAGTTTGTGAACCGACCACAGGTCCTCGGTATTCAATTTTGGAACAAAGTTTCTCCACAATTCCAACGTCAGTTCGGCGTCAGTCTCGCCATAGGGGCCCACGAAGTGGGCGGGCAACTTCCAAAGCTCTGCCTTGGGGTCCAGGCCAAATTCTCGTGCGGCTTCCGTAAGGGTCTTTTCGCTTTTGACTTTCCCTAGATGGTCGTAGGAGAGGGCGTTTAACGAGTAACTGAAACGGTGCTCGTCCAGAAGTGCAGCCGTGATCATTGTGTCGATGATGCGGCCATTAATTTTGTAGCCCATGCGGCGTATCCAGCCAGCGTCGTAGGCCGCGTTGTGCATGATCTTGTCGGCGGGACATTCAAAAACGCGCTTGAGCCACTTGCCAACGACGCGCTCGTCAAGGTTCCCCCCTCCCAGGTGCCGAAGGGGCACGTAGGTTTTCCACCCGTCAACTGCGACGGCAACGCCCACAACTTCGCCAACGTTCCTGGCCCAGCCTGGGCCGTGGGTCTTGAGGTCCGGGTCACGGGTCTCGACGTCTATGGCAATCTCTTTTGCGTCCGTGATGTCTGGAAACGTATCCGGGGGAAGCCACTCACTCACTGGCGGGAACATGGCCATCTGCAACTTATTCGTCATCCGCGATCTCACTACCAATTGCCGCGTAACCGGCAATGTCAATCCAACTGTCGTCGTCATTCTCGTTAACGAGCCGTGCTATTTTAAGCCATATCAAGGCTTTAACAACCTGTGACGGGGTGACCTCTTGATCAAAAATGACAGAAAACCCAGCGGCAATGCGTTGATGGTTCGTGAGGGGTGGTCCGTACTTTTTGGCCCGTGGGCCGTGGACTAACTTGAACGCCTTTTGCAGAACTTGTTCACGCTTCATACTTCAAAACTCCGGTACGCATTTTCCGGTTCAACTATGTAGAGCTTCTTTCGCGTTCGCGTGACGCCTACATAGAAGACGCGATTTAAATTGTCTGGCTCGATTTGACGTTCATTGTCCGCAGCCGCCGTGAGGTCAGTCATCAGGACGACATTGTCCGCCTCGCCGCCCTTTGCTCCGTGGATCGTGGAGCATGTGATCCTGGGCTCGGCGTTAAACTTTTCTCCACGTCGGAGTAGGGCGACCATGTAGGCTCGTTCCGTGTCTGGGATCTTGTCCAGAGCGTCGTGCCAGACGAGGTCACCCCCGACAAGCAGGCCGTGGCTTTGCTGGAGAGCGGGTAGCGTGAAGAGTGTCTCCTCGTCGGCTTGTATCTTCTTGAAGCCACGCTCGACGCGAGTTCCCGTTGACATGAAGCCGTACATTGTCTTCGCCGCATCCAGAGCAACGCTTTTACCGTTTCTGAGTTGCTCCCACGCGTTGACGGCGGTGGAGAGTTTAGGGCTGATGGACCTGACGCCCTGCTTGTTGAACAAAAAGCCTGCCGACTTCAATTCTGAGTGGGCTCCGTATAGCATGTACCTCGCCTGCGCCAGGATGAGCCAGGAGCCTTCCGACAAATCGACGTCGTTGATGTTTCCAATTCGCCTGACGAGTCCAACTTCCTCTCTTGGACGGTAAACCTTTGGGTACCTCTTGTGGATACGGTTGGCAATGTTCATGGCGACCTTGTGAACGGAGGATGGTATTCGGTAGGATTGCTCCAGCGTCTCGCTTCCCCCAGGCAAATTTATGAAGTGGTCCACGTCCGCGCCAGCCCATTTATAAATGGCTTGGTCGTCGTCGCCAGCGCAGTACATGCGCCGTGACTTGCTGTCTAGCAAGTGTGCGATGTCCCACTGCAAGGGGGTCAAGTCTTGCGCCTCGTCAAGAAAGCAGACCTCAAATTCGGGGCAGGCCGTCGGGGCGTAGACCAGGAACTGCTCCAGCATGTCCGTGAAGTCGTACAAGCCGTTACTCTCCTTGTACTCTTGATACGCGCGGGTCAGGTAGTCCACCTCCTCCCAGCTATGCTCCAGGGTGTGGTTCCGATTGTACTCCTCTCGTAGGGGAACTTTTTTCGTCCGCGACAGGTGAAGGAGTTGCAATACAGGATGGTCCGGTTTTATGGTCTCTTCTTCATCTTCAAATGTGTTCCCGGAAACGTCTATGCCCACGCGGTTAGCGAACTCTTTCAAGTTCTCTGCCTTGAGTATCTGTTCGCTTCGAAGGCCCAGTATCAAGAGACACAAGGAGTGAATGGTCCGGAAATAAGGAAGTTGCTTTTTTGCATCCAGGTTGAACCTTAACGCAGCTCGGTCACGAGCCTCGTAGGTGGCCTTCCGGGTGAAGGCCAAGAACGCAATCTTCTCTGGCGGGGTTCCTTTTGCAAGTTCCTCGTCCACCATGTTCAAAAGTGTGGTGGTTTTACCAGTGCCAGGAGGTCCAAATACTCTTAACATAAATCGTCGTCCTCCATTAAATCGTCGTCCTCCATGTCTTCCTCCAGATAGTCTTCCTCAAAGTAGGGGTTCACGTACAACGGTGCCGCGTTTCCCAAGTCAGGCAGGTTAATGTTGAACTCAAAAAAGCCAATGGCCTCGTTGTAGTCCAGTCCAAGGGTGAACATCAGGATTTGGATACACCGTCTCTTGTCGTAGACCATTACCTGGGTGCCGTCTGGCAGTGCAGTGACGCCCAGAATGGCATTGTCAAATCCATCAGCTTTGATCATTAGAAGGGGGGCGCGTCCTGGTCGCCAAAGTCTGGCGTGTTGATCTCAACCTCGACCACGTCGAAGGCTGGGATCGACCAGACCCTGGTGGGCTTGTTCTTTATTCTGATTTGCAGCGGCTCCCCTCCAATGTCGCGCAGGCGCTGGCTTATGACATTCGCCTTGTATTCGAAAAAGCGGTTCTTTCTCAGGTGGCCTGAAAAATCCTTCAGCCGGAAGAGAGTCTTTTTGCTCTCATCATTTGTCCAGGGGCGGCGAAGGAGTATTTCCTCCATGTCGTTTGCTGTTTGAATGGACGTGCAAAATTCCTCAAGCAAATCGTAGAACTGCCCATTGACGGAACTGTCCTTGGAGACTTCGATGATGCTTCCTTCCATCGTCAGCATTTCAGTCAGGAGAGTGTTTGTTCTCCCTTCCCAAATGGGCCGCGTGGCCGTGGGCGGGAAAAAGTTTATCTGCTCGACGCAAGCTTTTTGAAAGGCCACTTGGTTCATCAAGGATTCTGTGTCCAGTTCGACCGGGAGCCCGTTGACGTCCAAAAACCAGACAGGCGGATCAGAGTTGTACTTCCTTAAATTTGCTACACTGGCGGATGGTCCTCCCCCAATCCCGAACTTTCTGGTGCGGCACAGGTCCATGTTGCAGTGGGCCATGATGGGGACGTCTTTGCACTTGTAGGTGTAATCTTTTCTGGTCAACTGCTTTGCAACAATGTTCACCTCGTTGAGAGGTAA